TGACAAGTTGTAGAAACTGTTACCGGGGCTGCTGGTTCATTTGTTGATCAAATTACTGCTATTCCGGGCAATTTAATGAGCTTTATTCGTTTGAATAGTTCAAGTATCAATCTTAATGGACTTGTGCCTGGAATGACTAGACGTTTCACAGCCATGGCTGCTGAATTTAATCAAAGAACCGGAAGAAAAATTGGTGTCAATTCAGCGTATCGATCACCACAAGAGCAAGCTGAATTGTTCCGGCGATATGGCAGTCCAAGAGCGGCACGTCCAGGAAGAAGCCGACATGAAGTTGGTTTGGCTATTGATATTAATAGTGTGGATGGTAATGCATTAGCCCAAATGGGACTTTTAAACAAATACGGGTTCATTAGACCTGTCCGGGGTGAAGCATGGCATATTGAACCTGTTGAATCTCGTAATGGACAGCCGTTACCCGACAATCCATACACTCCTGGTCAACCTATTGCTGCTGCAGCCGGGAACGGAGCTCCTGTCAATCCCGGTACTGGAAAAACTGCTCCTCGACCAGTGCCCGCTAAGCCTTCTGCTGTTGTTGCTGCAACAAGTGATGGAGCTATCGCAACCGCAACAAAAACAGTGAACAGAGCATATAATGCGGCAGCTTCTGGTGCAAGGTCGGCGTTTAATTTCTTGACCGGAACACCTTCACGAGCAGTATCACCATCAACTGCTAGGCGTATGAATAAAGAATATCAACGAGCTCTAGGCAGCCAGCGCTCACGCTAGATAACAAAATGGGGGACCGAAGCCCCCCATTCCGATTAATCCTCTTCAGCAAGTCGCTTGAAGAAGTCAATATCCTCATCATCAGAATCTGCGCTGGCTAGTGCCGGTGCCGATGCTGCCTTAAAGGACGGTGCAGCAGTAGTGCGGGGCTCATCCCATGGTGCATCGCTCCTAGGAGCAAGCCCAACAGTATTGCCGAGAACCTTCTGCAGTTTGCTCTTCAGTTCGTCATATGACTTGAACTTGGCAGGTGCGATAAGGTCAGCAAGTGAATACTGACGAGCCCACACGGCTTCAAGTTCTGCATCATCATTAAACAATTGAGCAGGCTTATCAAACTCTGACTTATCGTAATTGCGATAACCTTCAACTTGACGAATCTTTAGCTGAAAATTAGCACCAACCCAGAAGTCAAAAGGATTGAGAGGAGTTTCGCCAGGAAACTGTGGATTCATAGCATCCTTAATCTTCTCAAAGATCTTAGCGCCATACTTATAAAGGAAAACCTTTCCTTCATTCGCAGGGTTAGCAGGATCGCTGATGACCAGAATGTTTGAATAGTAGTTTAGCTGACGCTTTGAACCAGGATTGTCCTTACCGAATCCACTAACAATCTTCTTGTTAGCTTCAATGCCGGAATTCCAAAGTTCGGTGTTATGCTCAGACACAGGATCTGGCTTACCGATAGTGGTCAAAGAATTTTCGATATACCAACCGCCTGGACCTTTGAACCCGTGAGACCAAAGGCGGACGAATGGAACATCTTCACCGCTAGGAGCGGGGAGGAAGCGAATGACTGCATAACCATTACCAGCCTTATCAACAGATGGGTACCAGGTGTTCTGATCATCATTGTTGTTGCCGGGATTGGAAAGCTTCTCGAGTTCGCTAGTTAGCTTTTCGAGGTTAGCTTGAGCACTGCGCTTCATATCTGCAAAAGACATATGTATTCTCCGTATGTTGTGTATGTTGAGTATGTTTGTTTTTCCACGTAAGCATAATATCTAAATATATTTATCCCGTAGCGTTTGCTTAAGCTTTGCAATATCCATACTCATGAAGGGTTTATACTTCATGCATTTGAGATAAATGCTAGGCCACACTATGGGATCTACAATCTCTTTATTCCAGTGATTGAATATACCTAGTATCTCATTAAGAACAACTAGTGTCTCAATGGAGATTTCTTTACGATTGTATAGTTTCAGAGCAGGTGGAAATTGCCCATCTACAACCTTAAAGTTCTTTGCAAAGTCATCATCAAGTGCTGAGATATCACCACGAAAGAGATATGTCAGTGCCTGTTGACGCTTTGAATAATCAATATAACATTGATCTGAATTATTGTCAAGTAAATCTCCAACCCATTTTACATTATTTGTAATAAAGTTTGCGACTAGAAAACCTTGCAGGTCCTCTTTCTTTGACAACTTATAATAGAAGTATTTGTCCTTACGAACATCAAAGGAATTAGCATCCGCTTTGATCTTTCCATGATATTTGAAATAGTCGTAGGATTTGGTCGTGAAGTGCTGCTTAAGGGCTTGAAACATTTGATATGCTTCGAAAGGTGTCATATAGGCAACTTCGATGACTTAGGCAACATGTTCAATTCCTCACCCTCTAGTTGGATGAACGATTTGATCTTTGCGTTAGTGCGGATCATTGATGCCGCCGTTTCTATCTCGATTCCATTTTCCTCGCAATAGAAACAGACGGCATCAATGTATTCGACTTTTAATTCTTTAACAATTTTATTAATCTCAGTATAGAAATCTTGTGGATTCAATTTATTAACCAAAACTTCACTCATAGTGATCCTAACCTCTATAAAAAATATGTGCTCCAATTGTAGCCACCCGAGTCATGTTCCAACCCGGATTGACATAATTAGCATGATAGAATTTTGCGCCGCGGGTATTATCAGAAATATTTCCAATATACACTTGTTCGGCTACACGCTTACTTTCAGCAAACATTTCCGCATTGCGGATTCTCTTGTTACCTTCACAAACCCAGGAGAACTGGCATGTTCTGTGTGTTCTTTGATACACAACAGCACAAGGTGTCTTTGGAAATCTCTTATCCTCGACCCTGTTCATAACAACGTGGGTTACGGCAGCTTTGCCTTTTGTTGATTGATTGCCTGCTTCGAAGTAAGCATTCTCTGCTAGGCATTGGATCTGATGGCGGTCATTAGCACTGACATATACAGGCTTGTTAACAGTGACTGTTACAGATTTCTCAATTATTTTGACTTCCGGCGGTGTCTTTATAATAATAACTTTTTCAGGAACTGTTGCAGCGATTAACATCATCGACATCAATCCAATAACAAAACCAGTGAGTAATTGAAGTACCGGGAAGTCCATCTTCTGTTCAAAAAGTTTCTCCACAAAATTAAGACGCGGGAAAACTAACTTCTTGTTGAAGAGTTTTAGCATATGTATCCTCATTAATGCAATGACTTTGGTCATCACCATCGACAGATACGCTATCGATAGCTATACTATGAGAAGATACAGGGTAATAATATTAGGTATCTTTACATCCATTTCCCTCTTACTGGAAATGCAAAATCATTAGTGTTTCTGTCTGTGATGATCATCGAAACAATCATCGCTTTCTTAGCCGCTAAGACTTGAAGCTTTTGTAAGAGTCAATGGAGGCAGAATTATACCTCCTTAGTAACATTATATTTATATCACTGCGATAGAAAACTATATCGATCTACCGCATTTAGAAAACGGTCCGCCCTATGTCTCACCCAGGGGATACAACATTCATCTCGCTCTAATCGACGGACAACTAGAGTCATATTCTATGAAACTAAGACTGCGAGAGTGATAGAAAATCATCGCAGAATCTTTTGGTTCAGCAGTTCAGGATCAAGTCCCTCATAGTGTGCCTTGTGTCAGAAGTTGCAACTCCCTCCACTTCCAAAACTAAAAGCATTCTGCAGGATCCTCCCCTGCGTACCAGCCGTCAATGGCTGGATCTTAGTCTACTGCACGACTTCGTGTCCCAGATCAAGAATGCTATAATTAGTTACCCTTGATCAACGAACGCCTTAAGCTTCGCTGCTTCTGCTAGAATTTCTTCTGCGGCAGGAAACTTCGGCATCTCAGTTGAGAGAGTTTCGCCGGTAGATTCCTTACGATAAACCTGCTCGCACCGACTATAGTACTTTGCGTTAGCTTGATCGCATGCCATCTTTAGAATTTCGAGACGGACTTCATATGGTGTTTTAGACATTTTAAGTTCCTTTGTGTGTGTAGTGTGTGTTGGTGGGATTCTGTTGCTAAGTTCCCACCGGACTCCAGAATTCTTATGCGGCTAGCGCAAAAGCTCCATATGCGTTGTTATCGTTTGCATTTACGTTTTGTGGCACTTTGCCAAGCAATCAGTCTCGAACCGCCTTATTACACGAAAATCGAATTCCAAGGTCACCCCCATCATAGATACTGACGACTTACATTCCCCCGCATGCGTCATTTCTGGTGCAGCTAATGCATCAGTATCTATGGTGGAGGTGCGGGGAGTCGAACCCCGGTCTTTCCGCCTTTATTGTTGATTGTCAACAACTGATATATTATGTATAAGACATTACGGTGCTAATGTCAACTACTTATTGAAAATATTTAGCACCAAGATTGTTTTGCATCACCAAAGTATGCACGAGCAAATCCATTCTTGATTAGCAGATCACGAAGGCTCATGCCGTCAAGAAGAATGTCTCCGAGAACACGACCACCGAACTTATCCCAATCATATAGAACAACCTGATGCTTCTTCGTAGCACCAATTACGTCTTTTACAAAAACAGAAGCCTGTTCACCACGTTTCTTTTCGCTATCGCATTTTGCACGAAAGCTCTTTTCTGGAGTATCAACACCAAAGATTCTAACACCAAACTCTGGCTTTAAAGGCGCTGGTAGATATGGTGCAGCAATGACAATGGTGTCGCCATCAATCGCC